ATATTAGCGGTAGCATTCGCTGTAAGGTTCACAGCCCTGAATACGGCCGCGACGGTAGCGTAAAAATCCTCTTTACCGTCCTCGTCATCTTCGCCGTAAAAGTGCCAGGCTTCGTTCGGATACTGAGAGAGGTCAATAGATTTAACCCCGTCTGTTATAACGTACCTATTCATAAAGACCTCCTAACTCATTAACCATAATCCACTCGTGTGATTTGCCAATAATATGCTTTCGCCCTTATCAGGGGATCGTCCGATTCGTTTCTTGATATCGTCCTTGTCCTCAACTAGTACGCCGGATGTGGTTGGTTTATACCTTGCGCTGCACAAATCCGCTACAACCTCGTTGCCAGGCGGAAGGGCTACATCGTCCCCGCCGTTCGGGTCGAGGGCGTCCCTCATGCGCCAGTACATTTCAGCGCGGGCATTTCTCATCTTTAGTTTACCACTTTTGTCTCTGTAAGACGATGCGCCGGCAGCGTTCACAGGTACAACATTCTCGTACATCGGATTGAGGCTATCATATACAGAGCCACCAATCCCGCCGATGTCAAGGTTTATCACGCCCGGCTTTTCATCGCCCAGGGATTGATGCACCAATTCCGCTCCAGTCGGGCCGTCTGGAACTGCCGCTCCAGGCCAGAATGCAAGACCGTCAAAATAATTGTCATATCGTTTCGACATACTGAAATTATCCCGGCCGCCGCGTGCGGGGTCGATTCCTACTGCTGTCAATGGCGTGTCTGGTTTCTCTCGTTCTAACCAGCGTCTTTGTGCATCCCGCACCCATTGCGTAGGGATAATCTGCCATGGATCGGCCATAGCCGAGGCGTGAAAATCACCGTAAAGCATCATGGAGCGTAAAGGCTCCGGTAATGATTGCAGAACAGACCGATAACGATCATCTGAGGATAGGAATGGGTTATCATCCAGTTTCGCGGGTATAAATGTCCTTGAAAGCGGGATAATTGTTTCAGTCCCATTCTGGATCGGGTCGCCGGTCATGTATTCCCGCTCTTCGCCGTCGATGGTGGCATACCAGCGCAGTTCGCCGGGTTTGGCAGGGTTGGGATGATGATCGTCAAGCCACGCGCCCCACCTGCGAATAACCCAGTTCCCCGCATCGTCAATCGGAGGGTTTCCTGTAACGATAATTCTAACCCTCTGGCCTTGATTGGTTGAACGCGTCCATCCCGTGATAAAGACATATTGACTTTCAGTAAACTCAGTGATTTCGTCAAAAAGTTTATGATCGTGCGGGCGACCTTGCCAGTCTTTTTTATTGTCCTCGTACTGAACCGCTCCAAACTCAGCCGACTTTCCTCGCGGTAAATCCCAGCTATGCTCAGATTTATTCTCTTTTCCATCGTCGCCAATAACTTCCCGCATTTGGTGAATAAGTTCTTTGAGGTTCGGGTACACACGGCGAAAGATAGCGGAATGACCGCCCAGCTCTGAAGCCATACCAACCAATAGGCTTGATTTTCCCCCACCGGCTGCGCCACCATAAAATAATTCATCGGCACGAGATAGAAGGGCAAGCCATTGAGGGCGGCTTTGGGGTATCCACTTAGCCGTTCGGTTCTGCACCCGCTCCAGGTAAGATTTCTCCGAGGGCAGCAGCGAGTGAAGATATAGCTCGATCAAATCTATCATCTGGTTGTAGTTTTTCTCCTTGACTTGTAATGTCAATATTTGTAGGCACTTTCCCAAACGCCCCTTCAATGAATTGCTCCTGGTGCTTCGGGTCGCTCATCCACTGCCGGGCGATAAGCTCCGCGTTTGTGGCGTAATGATCGACCATGACAGGCATTCCGTTCTCATCGACAACCGGCTTGCTGTTCTCAACCAATGGGATCTGAATCAATACCAGTTTCTTTACCCGGTTGTCTTTATCCCGCTGGACTGCCGGTTCGTTCGATAGGTCAATCAAAAGTTTCCGCCAGGCGTCAAACGCCTTCGGCCTGCCTTTGCGGTTGATGCGGGGATCGCCTTTTACGAATGGCATAGTATTCTCATTGTATAACTACGCGCTCGATGGTCAGTTCTGGAAACGCCGTTGCCATGCGCTTGACAGCACAATAAAACGGTGATAATATAATGATATGAAAAATACTCAAGTTACAAAAATATGTACTGTTTGCAATTCTCCTTATAATGTCAAGGCTTATAGAGCGGATAAATCCAAGTATTGCTCTAATGCTTGTTGGTCTCACAGAAATCCGCCGATTCCAAAAGACTGCCTTTACTGTGGCAAAAGATTTATAAGCCCAGATAAAAGCGTCCGGTATTGTTCTCGTTCTTGCGGGCGCAAAAATCTTACTGGCGAAAGGGCTACTCATTGGAAGGGCGGAATAAGCCTTATAAATAAACGATCTGAAGCAAAAGGGGATCTTGCGAAATGGCGCAATAAAGTTTATGGGCGCGACAACTATACTTGTCAAAAATGTGGAAAACAAGTGCGTGAACTTCACGCCCACCACATAAAGCCAGTTTCTGAATATCCAGAATTGATAATCGACGTAACCAACGGAATAACCGTTTGTGTTCCTTGCCACGAACTTATACACGGAAGAAAACTTACTACTCCGGCAAAATATCCCAAACACTGCGTCAATTGCGGATCGACCACAACTGGACGGTCTATATATTGTCGGTCTTGTTCCATCCGTGAAAGTTGGAATAACGGCAATCACGCTCGCTCCATTCGTTGAATTTCTATTCCAGGAAATGCATCAGTCATCCTCTGGAGTATGACGCTGCAATAATTTGGACTGATTTCTATCGCTCTGCACTTGCGGGATAAGTTCTCGCAGGCAACCATCGTTGTGCCGGAGCCACAGAATCCATCGTAAATAATATTTGATTCCGCAGAACTAATGGCCTTTTCAACAAGCTCGACGGGCTTCGGTGTCAAATGAACATCGCTATATTCTCGTTTGAACCTCCAAACATTGGTGTCTAGCGTTGGGGTTCCAAAGTAGCCATAATAAAGGATATATTCATGGGCGAACGCCCACTTGTTTAGGTTTTGCGCTCGCATCTCTTTATCCCAAACGATCACGCATTTTACTGGCCATCCTACATCCGACATACACTTTTTGAAAATATGATCTTTGCGCCAATCACAGCAAATATAAACGTCCCCATCCACAAAATTTTTAGACGATTCCAAAAAAGCGGCGAGGAACGAACGAAAATCTTCGTCGTCCATTTTGTCGTTTTCGATCTCTTTTATTTCTCTTTCTTTACTTGTGGCTTTCATGCCAATATTGTATGGAGGGTCTGTGAACATAACGTCTGCCTTCTCCCCATCCATCACCCGCTCAACATCCTCGCGCTTCGTGCTATCCCCACACAACAGCCGGTGCTCGCCTATCTGCCACAAATCGCCTGTCTTTACCTGCCACTTCTCGTTCAGTTCTGCGGCGCGGTCAATCTGTGGTTCGGCATCACCCATAGGCGGATTAGGATCATCGAATCCCCAATCGCCAAGATCAAGCGGCTCGAAGTCCACAGCGATCTGTTCCGGCTTCCACGCCAGGTCAATCTCCGCAACTTTGTTATCAGCATAGGCCAGTTGACGCGCCCGCTTGTCGGTCTCGGAATATAGGTCAAGGTCGGTGCGCTTCACTACCACAAGCTCGCTACCGTCTGTTTCTACGATCCTAACAGGAAGATCAATATCGGCTGCGGCCTCGATGGTTTTATTCCCCGCGATAACGTTGCCGTCCTTGTCTGTTAATATCGAACGCCCTGCGCCTAATTTGCGTAGGGATTTTTCAAGAAGTCCCCGGCCGCGCTGTGTACCCTCGTTCGCGTTCTCGCGGTCGGGCGTGATACCGGCTTCGAAGATGTTAGTCATATCATTTTGATCCCGGCCCTGCCCGGCTTATAGCGGTTCGATTGCTCTACAAGTAGAACGACATGCACGCGACCAGGGCCGGTAATCACAGGGTTATTTGCTGCCGTTGAAGGCCTTGAACAACACGGTAGCAGTGGCAAAGACCACGCCGAAAGCATCGGCGACCTGTTTAGGGTCAACCAGCTCCCCGGTCACCTGTCCGTTGACAAAGGCGATAACC